TTCCGCTTTGGTAATGTGTCGCTCTGCGATCAATCTCTCAATTCTCTCCCGTATTTCCACCGTTTATCCCTCCTCCCTGCCAAACAATGTTGCCACAACAGCAAAGAATTGTCCATTGATGTATTGACAATTCGTACTATTGCGAACATTGCCACTATGTCTATTTTGCGTTGACATAATAGCAAGGTAGGTATATTCTATTGTCGTAATAACAAGGAGGGGGGTGGAAACATCAATGATATTGCTGAAGGGTTTTGACGAAGCGGTCAAGCGGAGGGGAATCACCATCAATACCGTTGCGGAGAGGATGCAACTTGAACATTCCGCCCTCTATCGCAAACGGACAGGGGAACGCAAGTTCTCCCTTAATGACGTGGTGAAACTGGCGGGAATCCTGGACTGCTCTATTCAGGAATTGGTTTACGGGTTCGACACAAACCCTCCAGAAACCACGGGGGCAGTCTCGGAGCTGGAAAACATATTTGGGGGAGGGAATCAAGATGCAGTTAGTTGAGGTGGCACCGCATAGGGCACACATCAACCGCAAGGGACGTTGGAGCGAGCAAAAAAAGACCCCTGCTCTGGCAAGCAGGGGCGAGAAGAACCACTTTTACAACAGTCTTATTCTAGCAGATTTGCGAGGTCAGGGCAATGCTTAAGACACAGGAGGAATCCATTCTCCGGTGGCTTGACGAGGGGCAGGAACTTACGCCGATGCAGGCACTCCACGCTTTCGGATGTTTCCGGCTTGCAAGTCGGATCTGGAATCTGCGTAAGAAGGGGTACTGCATCGAGACAGAGCGTCGTAACGGACATGCTGTTTACCGGATGGGGTGGAGAGCATGAGTTATTCCCCGGCTACAAGGGCATACCTGGAACATGAAGAGTTCGAAAAAGGCTTCTGTTGTGGTTGCGGGGCGGTTGAGATGGAGAACGGACTATTCGACTGCCCCGCGAATTTTGACCCGTCGGACAGCGGGTGCGAACAGCGCGACAGGTACAAGGAGATCGTGGCGGCCTTGAAGGAGATAGACATGATGTGGGGAGGGACACGCAATGACTGAGACATTCGACGTTGAGGTAGTGGAGACACACGAGGCGCTTGCTCCCGTCAACGACTATACACTGGTCGCCCTGGCAGAGCAGGCAGAGAAGCGAGTTGATGCCCTTGTCAAGATCAAAAGGGCAGCGCTGAAGGCAACTAGTCCCAAGGATTGGACAAACCAGAACGGCAACCCTTACCTCCAGGTAAGCGGCGCGGAAAAGGTCGGGCGCATCTTCGGTATTTCGTGGCGTATCGATGAGCCCGTCAAAGAAAACCTGGAGGGTGGCCATTTTTCCTACACCTACAAGGGCTATTTTAGCCTGGCCGGGGCGACCATAGAGGCGATAGGGACCCGGTCGTCCAAGGACGGCTTTTTCAAACGGTACTCCTGGAATCAGGGCGAAAAGACGGAACTGCCCCCATCGGAGATCGACGCGGGAGACGTGAAAAAGGCGGCGTACACGAACTGCATCGGCAACGGCGTTACCCGGCTGCTGGGTATTCGTAACCTTACCTGGGAAGACCTCAAGGAGTTCGCCGGGATAACACAGGATCAGGTTGCAGGGGTTGACTACAAGAAGGACGGCAAGAAACAGGACGCCATTGCATCAGAGGAAGCCATCACCACCACCGTCAACGTAACTGATGTCCGCAAAAAAGAAGGAAAGTCCAAAAGTGGTAAAGACTTCACAAAATATACCATCAAGGGTGACGACGGCAACGACTACGGAACATTCAGCGAGACTATCGCGAAAATGGCCAAGGAGGGCAAAGAGGGCGCAATCCCGGTTGTCATCACCTACAAGCCTTCTCAGTTCGGTAACGACATTGAGACCTTAAAACTCAAAGAAGAGCCCACACAGGAACGCCTGCCAGGACAGGAGGGCTAAAGGGTGATCGTTGAGAAGGTTCTTGAATCCAAAGCACTGAAGATAAAACAGTCTCCCGTTAACTCAAACCGGGCATCTGACCTCGGTTTGCCATGTGTCAAATATCACGTCCTGAACCGGACAAGATGGCAGGAGAAGGCACTTCATTCTGTTGAGTTACAGGACATCTTTGATATGGGGAACGAGATAGAGCGCATTTTCATCCGGGAGATGCAGGACGCGGGAATCCAGATTATTGAACAACAACGCGCCTTCGAGTGGAAAGAATACCAGATAACCGGACACATCGACGGCAAAGTGCTTATTGATGGCGTTGTCTACCCCTTCGATATCAAGAGTTCATCGCCCTATGTCTTCAAGTCAATCAATACACTCAATGATCTTTTCCACGGGAAATACGGATACCTCCGTAAATACCCGACACAGCTGAATCTCTACCTGTTGATGGGGGAGCATGAACGGGGTGTCCTACTCTTTAAGGACAAGAACTCAGGGGCGCGTAAGGAAATCTGGATGGACGTTGACTATGAACTGGGAGAAGAGACGCTACAACGTGCTGAAGCCATTAACAAACACGTCGCTGAAGGGACCCTTCCTGACCCCATTAATGACCCTATGTATTGCGATAACTGCCCATACGCTCACATCTGTCTACCCGACCAGATGGGAAAAGAGGTTGAGGTAGACACAACAGAACTCGCTAGCTGGCTTGACCGCATGGATGCAATCAAGGCGACCGTCGACGAGTACAAGGAACTAGAAGAGATGGTCAAACATGCCGTCGAGGGCAGGGAGAAGATCCTGGCAGGTGATTGGTTCATCACGGGCAAGTGGCAGGAGCGCAAAGGGTATGACCTTCCAGAAGAGATCAAACAGAAGTATCAGACAATCAGTAGGTTCTGGCGCAAGAGCATCAAGAAAGTCAAAGGCGGGGATTAGCCCCCGCCTTTACCTGGGGGGGGGGTGGAATGAAAGTGAAAGACGCATATTATTTTCCGCATGACTCAAACGCAAGGTTCGATATAAAGATAGCAGAACTTCGCCAAAGGCACGGTTGGGCTGGGTATGGCCTCTATTGGGGAATCATTGAAGTTTTGCGCGATCAAGACGGATATAAGTTCGAAGCAAACAAGAAGCAATTGCTTAGCATTTGCTTAAGCTGTGCTTATGCAGAGCTTGAACCTGTGCTTTCGACATGTTTTGAAGTCGGTTTATTGGACATTTTGGATGATGATGTTGAATATTTTTTTTCACCCTCTTTAACACGTCGAATGCAGAGATTAGACGACATACGAGAGAAGAGAAAGTCAGCAGGGGCAAAGGGTGGCAGGGCATCCAATAAGGACAAGCAAAGCTTAAGCAAACTGGAAGCAAAAGAGAAGCAATGCTCAAGCAGTAAAGTAAAGGAAAGTAAAGTAAATAAAAGAAAAGAATATATAGCCCGCGATGCGGATATTGAAAAACTGTTCGATCTATTTTGGAGCAAGTACCCTCGAAGAGATGCGAAGATCCCCGCGCAAAAGGCTTTCAGGAACCTATTCACATACGAGTTGACAGATGAACAATGCAACGTGCGCTTCCAGAATATGGGAGTGCGGATAGCACAATTGATAGCAGAAGGCAGGGAGAGAAAACATATACCACTTCCGGCGACATTCCTGAATCGCGAGGACTTCGATACCGCCCCTGAACCCATCGAAACCGAAGAGGTTGAATTCGTGGAGGTGGCTAATGCCTAAAGACACCCCTCCCATGAGCCTTGAATCTGAACGAGCGGTACTCGGAGGGTGTCTCATGGAAGCCTCCTGTCTGTCGCTTGCGGCGCGAACTCTTGAAGGGAAAGACTTCTTTGATGCCCGTCACCGCCAGGTATTCAGGGCGATGCAGGTCGAAGCCTTGAGGGGCAACGCCGTTGATGAGGTCATCCTGGCGCAGAAAATAAAGATTGGACAGTCAGAACTTGCATCCTACATCGAGGCTATCCCGACATTGCAGACCTTCCAGAGGCACCTTGCCATTGTCAGGGAGAAGGCCGTCAGGCGACTCATGGCAGAGCGGGCAAGGGAGATATATGCCCTCGCCATGAGCGAGAAAAAAGCCATTACCGACGTAACACAGGAAGCACAACGGCTCATTCGGGAATGCTCCGCATCGGAGCGGATTGCTCTGTCTGACCCGTCGATACATCAGGAGGCATACGAGGCACAGGTCAAGGCGTGGGACGGACTGCCCGTTTTCCGCACGGGAATTGATGCCGTCGATTGGGATATGGGGGGCGGCATTCTCCCCGGCGAGATCCTTTCCCTTGTCGGCGGAGAGGGGAGCATGAAAACGAGCCTTGCGCTCAAGGCTGTTGATACGTATTTGCAAGAGGTCGGAAGGAAAGTCCTGTTTGTGAGTTTGGACATGCCGGCCTACCAGGTCAACTTGAGACGGCTTATGCCCATCATCGGCCTGAACGAGATGGAGATATTGGAGGCTATCAAGTCCGATTCCCCGGAATACAAGCGCGCCGTTGATGCGCTGACGGAACGCGACGCGGGACTATTCCGGGTGATTGACGGGGATTACACCGTTGCCGATCTCGAAAGAGCCATCAGGACGGAATCTCCCGCCGTGGTGGTGCTTGATTACCTGACGGCGGTTGCCGGGTTCGACTCGGAACTGGACGCTGCCCGACAGGTGACGGCGGCATTGCGTAGGTGGAAAAACGAACTTGGTTGCGCGTTCCTGGTGCTGAATCAAATGTCAGAAATAGCCCTCGCGAATCAGCGACATGGCGACGTTGGAACAGGAAGGGGCCTAGGTGGAGGTTCAATCAGGAGACTTGCGGATGTGGTGCTCGAACTCTTCAAAGACAAGGCTCCGACGAGTGAGGACGGTACGCCGAACTTTGACACGACTCCCAGGATCATCTGTTCGGTTGCCAAAACGAGAAGGGGGCAGAACGGCAGGCATTACAGCCTGCACTACGAAGGCAAGACGATGACATTCAAGGGTACCGCAAGCCCGGTGAACCTGCGGAACAAACGAAACGCCGAGTCCGTCTTTGCGGATACGGCGAAATTCGGGGGGTGGGGGAAATGAGCAACACAAAAGATCA